AGAATTTTTAGATTCCAAGTGGAGTCGGGATGTTAAGGGACGCTCAACCGAACTCGCGTACATGATCGAGATGGGTGAGTACCTATAATGAGGTTAGGAAATGCCGCTACAGAAACTACAGTTAAAGCCGGGCGTTGACCGCGAAAATACTCGCTATGCCGCCGAGGGCAGTTGGTACGAGACCGACAAGGTGCGATTCAGACGGGGTATGCCTCAGAAGATTGGCGGCTGGGTTCGTTTGTCTTCTGCAACGTTCCTTGGTGTCTGCCGTTCTATGCTCAACTGGGTCACTCTCCAAAGGCAAAATCTCGTATCTGTAGGCACTAACCTCAAGTACTACATCGAGCGTGGCGGTGCTTATTTCGACGTAACTCCCATCCGTGCTACGGCTACTCTGACTAATCCGTTTACTACTACTTCAGGCTCTGCAACGGTTCTTGTTGCTGATGTTGCCCACGGTGCGCTTGAAGGCGATTTTGTTACGTTTAGCGGTGCTTCAGCAGTGGGAGGGCTTACTCTAAATGGTGAGTTCCAGATAAGCTTTATAAGCGAAGATACCTACAACATAACCTCTGCTACTAACGCATCGTCTAGCGCCACGGGCGGCGGTACCGTTACTGCGACGTACCAAATAAATACTGGTAGTGAAATTGCTGTACCGTTTACTGGCTGGTCTGCGGGTACTTGGGGGTCCAATACTTGGGGCAACAGCAGTACTACCTTGTCCCCTATTAGGCTTTGGAGTCAGGCTAACTTTGGCGAGGACTTATTCTTTACCTACCGTGGCGGGGCGCCTTTCTACTGGGATGCAAGCAACGCGGTTACTACCCGTGCGGTCTATGTGTCCTCTCTTGGCGGTGCGTCTGACGTACCCACTATAGTAAACAAAGCGTTTGTGTCGGACATATTCCGTTTTGCGTTTTGCTTTGGCGCTAACGATCTGGGTGCTGCTGCCCTTGACCCTATGCTTATTCGTTGGTCAGATCAAGAAGACGTAGCTAACTGTACTCCCGCTGCCACTAACCAAGCCGGTAGCCTACGCCTTTCGCGGGGCAGTGAAATTGTTACTGCTATCCAAGCACGCCAAGAGATTCTAGTTTGGACTGACACCGCTGTTTACGGCCTTCAGTACTTAGGTGCTCCAGAGGTTTGGGGTGCGCAGCTACTCGGTGACAACATCACTATAGCCAGTACTAACGCAGCGGTATATTCCGGCAACATAGCGTATTGGATGGGTACGGATAAGTTCTACAGCTACGATGGTACGGTTAAGACCCTGCCTTGTTCAGTTCGCAGCTATGTATTTAACGACTTTAACTTCTCACAGTACGGTCAAGTAGTTGCTGGTACTAACGAGCGGTTTGATGAGATTTGGTGGTTCTACTGTTCTGCGGGGGTAACTCAGAACGACCGCTACGTGGTGTACAACTACCTCCAAGATATTTGGTATTACGGCACGCTATCACGCAGTGCTTGGATAGACTCGGACCTTCGAGAGAATCCTATGGCCGCTACCTACAGTAATAACTTGGTAAACCATGAAGTGGGCTACGACAACCAAGAAGGTGCTACGGCAAGCGCGATTACAGCTACAATAACTTCTTCTGAGTTTGACTTGGATGACGGCGATAAGTTCATGTTTATCAACCGTATGTTACCTGACGTAACGTTTGACGGGTCTACCGTTAGCGCCCCTGCCGCTACTATGACTTTATTGCCTATGCAAAACTCGGGTTCGGGGTACAACAACCCCTTGTCGGAAGGTGGCACTAATACTTCTACGGTAACGCGTTCAGCTACAGTGCCTATTGAGAAGTTTACAGGTCAAGTGTTTGTTCGAGTTCGTGGTAGGCAGATGGCGTTTACGATGGAGTCTACCGAAATAGGTGTGGCTTGGAAGCTAGGTATACCTCGTTTGGATATGCGTCCTGATGGCAGGAGGGGCTAGTGGCTGAGCGGCTAGTACAAAAAGTTCCAGCGCCTGCGCTTCCTATACCCAAGGCGGGACCACTTAAGCAGTATCTGGATGACCTGAACAACATCCTACGTCTGTTCTTTAACTTGCTGTCGAACGCGGTTAACAGTGTATTTGGAGAGCAAGGCGGGCGGTTTATAGAAGCCCCTAACGCTAAGTTCTTTTCTACTGTAGATCAGACCGCTTCGATTGTAGATACAGCTTACGCTTTGCAGTTCGAGAACACGTATTTAGGCGAAGCTATAAGCATAGCAGGGACACCGAAGACGAGAATAACCCCACTCTATTCAGGGGTTTACAACTTTGAACTTTCGGTAGAACTGACTAGTACTAATGCTAACTCAAAAGAACTGTCGTTCTGGGTACGTAGGAGCGGAGTAGACATAGCAAATACTGGTAGAATGCACGTAGTGGCGGGTTCTGGCGGCGTGGACGACTTTGAATACAGTTTTACTATGGACCTAACAGCGGGACAGTATATAGAACTTATGTGGGCAACAGACGATACAGGCATAACGATTGATTATCAGGCGGCTGCTAGCCCCCGTCCTGCCGTGCCGTCCACCTTATTAACAGTAGCTTTTGTTTCGGCACTGCCTGAAACGCTACCGACACCGTAGGGTTAGATATGGGTACTACAGTAGCTCCACAAGCAAGCAGCATTGCAGGTTCAGTTACCTCCTATGGGAAATCAGGGGGTTTAGGTGGTTTTGCAGTGGACCTCGGCTCTGTTTATAACAGTCTGTCAGACTCAGGCGGTGTCATGGGCGCTGCACGGGATGACGCAGGGCAGGATGAAGATTTTAGAATGCAAGGGGTTACAGCCGCTTCACTCGAAGCTGTTCGTGCTTTGCCTGAAGAAAAAATAGTTGCGATGTTAAATGCGGGAGAGATAAGCCCGCAACAAGTAGCTGACGCTTATGGGGTAACTGTAGCGGATGTAAACAATTCTCTAGCAGATATAAACATGCAGGCTAGCTTAGCCCCCGCTAATACTGGTGCTGAGACTGGCACCCCCTCGGCGGAAGCGGAAGCTCTTACTGCGTTAGGAGAAGAAGTTTCTGAACTTGTAAGTACTATAGCTAATTCTGAAACCGCTACAGAAATAAAAAACGCAGTAGAAGGGGCCGCTGAATACCTTAATACTGATTTTGTAGACGACGTAAACAGTGTAAAAGCCATAGCCACTAACACAGTTACTGACTTACTAAACCCAGAAGGCACCACCGCTGGAGAAAAGTTTGGTAGCGCGCTTGAGTCTAATTTTGCTGGAAAAATTGCCGCCGATGCAATTTCATCTACTCCTATTCTTGGGGACCTATACAACGCCGCCACTGATTCTAACGTAACCTTTAAAGACGCGGCAGTTGATATAGCGTTTGACCAAGCAGGTCTTGGTCCGGTTAAAGATATATTCGATAGTACCGGTATTTCTCAGGCTACGGGACTACAGTCTGAAGACCGAATTAGCTACGCTGACGACATAGTAGAGTTTCTTGGCGAAACAGGAACTTTCTTTCAAGACCAAGGATTTAACTTTGCGAACGGGGTTCTTCTCGGTACTGAGATGATTTCTAATTCAGTAGGAGCCAGCAATGCTTTTTCTGACCTGTTACAAGAAGGGCAAGATATATTATCAAACTCGATGTCCGACGGCGCTAAAGCTAAATCCGCCGAGATGTCCCAAATTATAAACGACGCTGAAGGCACCGGCTGGCAGAACGAGTTACAAGCGGGATGGGATGCGTTTTTAGTAGACCCTGTAGGAATGACGGTTAACGCCGCTGGTACTATTATACCTAGCGTAGCTGCGGCTATAGCTGCTGGACCTGCTGTAGGTGGGGTAATAGCGGGCGGTATAATGGGTGCCGGTACTGCTAAAGGTGCTTTGTATGAGGCTACGTATGACGGGCTAATAGAACAAGGTTTTTCCCCAGCGGAGGCTGAAGCTGCGGCGTTTGAAGCTCAAAGTTATACCGGAGACAATCTAGACGCTATAGGGCTAAGCACTGTTACCGGATTACTTGCGGGTTCTACAGGTTCTGAAAGATTAGTAAGTGGGGTACTAAGAAACATAGGGACGAAAAAAGGTCTAGCAAACGTAGTAAAAGAGGGGTTAATAGAAGCAGGTCCTGAAAGTTTAGAAGGTGCGGCAGAAGCAATAGCAACTAACAAAGCGCGCATAGCTAACGGCGAAGACATAAATATCCTAGATGGGGTATTTATTAACGCTACCTTAGAAGGGCTTGCTGGAAAAACTACCGGTGCTAGTGTTGCTGCTGTAACTAACGCCGTTGGAAGTGATGCGGAACTCGATACGGAAATAGCTAACGCCATAACTGAAGCCGCCGCTGGTACCAATACGGAAACCGCTGCGGGTACTGCTCTTACTGGAGATGCTGCTACGGCGGCTGGCATAATTGCAGGTACTGCTGATACAACTCCTGCCTCCAACGCTACTACTGACACAAATGTTGAAGCTGATGCGCTTACCGGGCTTACTGTACTCGGGAATGCAAACAACCAACTCAACGAAAAAATAGCAGAAATCAAAGGCATTGCAGATACCGTTATAGCCGAACAAGGTACAACCGACGCAGCTGTTGATTCTTTCCTTGAGGCAGTTGCCAGTATAGATGGTGTTACTTCTTCGGATATATCCGCAGCTACCGGACTCGACCCAGCTACCATAGATGCTCTTATTGCAGAACGGGCTGTAAACGTAGTGGATGCTGCGGCGGACACTAGCAACGGTATGCCCACAACTATTAGCGTTAACGGTACTTCTGACGGCACTGTAGACTCTAACGCCTCCTCAACAATGGGGCCTCTTACAGTAGCGCAACAAACTGCCCTTGATGCCGCCAATTCAACTCTCACTACTGGCACTGGAAATACTACCCTTACTGGTGGAGATGCAGCTACAGCGGCACAAATAATTACTGGTGGAGATGCAGCTAGTACTACCCTTACTGGTGGAGATACTACCCTTACTGGTGGAGATGCAGCTAGTACTGTTACTGGAGATGCAGCTAGTACCCTTACTGGTGGAGATGCAGCTAGTACTACCCTTACTGGTGGAGATGCAGCTAGTACTGTTACTGGTGGAGATACTGATACAAGCGCTTTAAGTGCGGTCGATCAAATTCTTGTTTCTGAGTACGGGTATATAAATAACGGTGATGGCACTGTATCTCCTCCTGTTGCTAGTACTACCCTTACTGGTGGAGATGCAGCTAGTACTGTTACTGGAGATGCAGCTAGTACCCTTACTGGTGGAGATGCAGCTAGTACTACCCTTACTGGTGGAGATGCAGCTAGTACTAC